GGGTACTTGCGCTATTAGTCTGCATTAACTTAAGCTATATTGGCACGTTCACAGAGTATAAAACTCCCGAATACATGTTCGATGGTATGTTACTTTTAGCCGGTGGTGGCTTGGGATTAACAGTTATTGAATCTATCTTTACCAAAAAGAAACCAAATGACTCAGCAAACGAAACATCAAATTAGCGCAGCCATTGTTATAGCAGCAGCTGTATTTTTGTGCATCTTTATTCAGTCTATGTACATCATGATTAAGGATAGTGAGAAAGCTATTGAGGGATATGAGAGAAGAGCAGATAGAGCTACGCATGTAATCGATTCTTTAGAGGCAACTAATGCCCAGCGCATGCTACAAATTGAACAACTGAATGTGCAATTAGAACAAAACAAAGAAAGATATGAAGCAAACATTAGCGCTATTGATTCTCTTGATAGGAATGGGCTTAAGCGAGCCATGCATAATTTACTCGCAAGCCTTACCTCAGAGAGATACCCTGGTGAGTCTAACGACTAAAGAAGTAAGAGCACTACTAAAGCTAAAGGCTGAGCGAGATTATCTATTTAAAGCTGTAAACATCTGCACTAAATCTGATAGTGTTAAGGGTAAAGTTATTACTGATCAGGCTAAGACTATAGATGCATGGTCTATCACTAACGAAAAGACTTCGCAGCAGTTAGTTAAATCACAGGAGCAGCTATACAAAGAAGCTGCACGTAAAGAATCTTGGCGCAGCGCAGCGCTAATAGGTATACCTATCTCATTCTTGGGGGGTATTATCTTCACTCTATTCTTCTAAACTAACATTTATTTGTTAATAACTTTGCTATAATTAGTAAGGTTTCTTTTGCATATCTAAAATTTAGTAGTACATTTGCTAAAATTAAATCAATAAGCAATATGAAAAAAGCACTACTCTTCTTAGCCATGTTAATAGCTGGCTTACTCATCGGAGGATCATTCGATGCAGATACTCAACAGTTAGAAAAAATAGAAACCAATTTAACATCTAAATAATCATGAAAAAACTATTTGAATTAGAAGAGCAAAACCGTTACGATGGCATGTACTACTATCTTAAAATTGATGGCAGCTACCACAAATCTTTTAGCAGCTATGAAGAGGCTAAAGAGGAATATGATAAAGCAGTAAGCTTTACATTCCGTAAAACTATTTTATTATCTAAGGAGGTAGAGCTATGAAATTCCATGTAACAGTAACTCCAATTGACGAGGTAGCAATCTCTATAGCAGAGCGCTTAGGAACTGCTAACCTATTTATAGCAGATACTTGGGAAGTAGCGCAGCAGATGCTACCACTACTTATGAAGATTTACAAGTTCGATTATACACCAGTATGGATTAACGAGTATAATGACAATGCACTTTATGAGTGGGAAAATGACGAGGTAGTTATAGCTATAAAGAAAGTTTAGTATATTAGCAACTTAATTAATAATCAATATCATGAATAAACCAAACAACATAACCGGTAAGGTTATAGTCTCAAGGTGGGATGCCTCAACACTAAAGTGGAATCTGTACACAAATGCTCACAGCTATTCCCTGCAAGATTTTTCAAATGCTAAAAAGCATGGCGAAGTAATGCCTGACGATGGTACTTTCTTATTCCAATTTGAAAGCGAGTGCGAAGAGAATATTCACGATTACTTCCTATCCGATGTCTACGCTATCTGATCGTGCAAATAGCAGATTCATCTGCGTGCAGAGCTCACTACCGGGAGAGGAAATGAGCTACAACGAAATGGCTTCTAAAGTAGTCTATGAGAGCTGGCGAAGTTACTTCCAAAATAATCCCGATGAGTTACACAAGAGAGCCTAATTGGGAGAAGCTTAAACCATCTATAGATTGGGATGAGCAAGAGGAAAGGTTAGCAGACAAGTTAAGTAAATTAATTCATACACAAATAAATAACAGACAAATGAATCAGTCAACAGTTAAATCACAGAAATTCGTTAGAACTTGGGATGGCCCATCAGGTGCAATCCATTACTTTGACCTTGTGTTAGAGAATGGAGAGGTAGGTCAAGTAGGTCTAAAGGACATGAACAGCCCTAAGATTGCAGTAGGCGCTACCATTCACTACACATCTGAGGAGCGCACAGGCCCAACAGGTAGAAAGTCAACTAACTTTAAGCTACAGAATCCAATGCAGTATAGTGGCCCATCTTCTGCTCCAAGTGGTGCGGTGAATAGCGCTGTTAATTACCGCAAAGAATCACCCGAAGTGCAAAACTCTATCAGCAAATCAGTAGCTCTAAACAACGCTGTGTTATTCTGCAAAGAAACTAAGGGAAGTAAGCCAGGTGATGTATTAGATACTGCTGAGATATTCTTAGCATGGTTAAAAGGTGAGTCAGTAATTGAAGCTAAATTATCTACAACAAATGAAAGCAGCGAAGATGAAATGCCATTCTAAATTAACACCGTTTCACAGATGGGTACGCAGTCATTTTTTGACTGTGGCCCACTTTGCGGAAGTGCTGGAGGTGAGTTACCCAACAGCCCAAAAGTTTATTAAGCAGCCATTCACTATGAAGGTAACACACATAGGCAAGCTTGCTACAATAACTGAGGAAGAGATACCATACATAATTGAATTAATGAAAGACTCTAAACCATGAAAACACTTACTTTTTTACTACCAAAAGATGCACTCAAAAAGCAAGAGCTTGAGCTGTATATTGAAGAGAATAAGGATAAGAAAATCCCTAATAAAGAACAGTCTGCATCATATAATTTTGAATTTGATATTGATGATTTAGAACAAGATTTAGAATGCTATAGAGTAACTGAAGAAGAATATATTAACGAGTTTTTAAAAAAAGATTCTCTTCTGCGTTATTGTGTTCAGCCTTATGAATTTGTTGGAATCTTTAATAATAATAAAAGATATAAAGCACCAATGTTTTTAGCTCATAAAGAATTTGTTGACGCTTTAGATGAAATTGAATTTTACGAAGAATTAATTAGTGAAATGTACAACTACTTTCGCAGGTACAATAAAAATATTGATTACAGGGATCTTTATGAAAAAGAAGATGGAGTCTATTTAGGATACCGAACTGCTCCAACTGACGACTTACATTATGATTCTCGTATGTTAGGAGTTTTAACCGGAGGTAGTCTTATTATGACAACGAAAGAATATCATGAGCAGCTTAGAAAAATAAAAAAAGATTTAAAAAAATGAGCCACGTAGTAGAGAAAAAAATAGCAGATTTAATTCTGCTCATACCATCTGAGAATCAGCACCATGCACGTAAAAGAATTGATAACTTGGTGCGAGCTGTGATAGAAACTCCTATACCCGAACTCAGATGGCAGACCATTAACGGAGAGGTAGAATCTTTAAACGAGCAGAAAGTTAATGCTATCATGAAGGTAGTGTGTAAGCTTACCCAGGTAGATTGGTCAGAACTTAAGGGCAAGTGTAGAAAGCGTGAGATAAATGATATAAGACAAACGTCTATGTGGATTTTACGCAAGGGTACTTCGCTAAGCTTTGCTAACATCGGTACTATATTCAACAGACATCATGCTACTGTACTACACGCTGTAGATTCAGTTAACAATATGATTCAAACAGATCGTATGTACAGAGGCCATGTGGAGCAGATTCTAAATCACTTAGATAACGAGAATCTAAACAAGGCTTTTGACAAGTTAACAGATTAGTATATCTTTGTATAAATCAATTAATCACTAAACCAATGATGACTATTCTATTAAGGCGCATTGAAGCGCTTGAGGAGAGGGTAAAAGCGCTTGAAACAAAGCGCTCTGCCTCTACCAAATTCACACCCCCATCACTCTCAGATGTAGTAGCTTACATGGATGACTTAGTTTTATCTAAGAAATTCTACTGCCATTATGAGAGCAACGGTTGGAAGGTAGGTAAGAACTCCATGAAGAGCTGGAGAGCAGCTGCTGATCAATGGAAAGCAAGAGAGATTAATACTAAAAAAACAGAACAAGATGAGCAAAGAATTGGCCGTATCAGTACTTCAGAGCTTCAATCGTTCACTAAGCGCTGAAGAGAGAGCTATAGCTGAGTGCATTAGCTCACCTAAGCTTCATACATTATCTGAACAGGAATTCAGAGAGCTTATTGCTCAGGCAGCTGTGATTAACTCTATTAAGGCTTTACCTTCAGACATAGAAGTAACTATGCTTCAGCAACTTACACAAAATATGTATCGGAGTACATCAATTAAAGATTGGCAGAATGCCTTTCTGTACAACGCTATAGGTAAAGACTTCGAAAGAGTAGAAGCTTTTAACCTATTCAGCATAAGCTTTATGGCCGATGTGCTTAAGCGCTATGAGGAATACAAAGCTAAGGTATGGAGAGAGCTTAACAAGGCGCTTGTATTACCGGAAGCTGAGATAAAACACATAGAGCCTACTGATCCTTTAAATGTTCTGCACGCTGACGTAGATAGATGGAATCAGCGTAAAGAGATATGGGTAGAAATATCTGCACCTTACAACTGCCAGCGCCTATTTAAGAGTGGCATCTATAAGAAATCTATGTGGGCACCCGAAGTATGGGCAAGATTTGAAGATATTGCCAAGCAAAAGGTAGAAGCTAAATTTAAGGCATCTAACAAAGTTATCTTAGGTGAATCTGCACAAGCTGAATTTGATGGCTTGCAAAAGATAGAGCTGAGTAGATTAATTTACATAGACATTATTAAACAAATTAACAAAGAGAAAGAATGACTAAAGAAAGATGGCAAGAGCTCTTAGATATACATGAAGAAATAGATGAGCTCAAGAATAAAATAGTAGACTTAAAAAAAGCTAAAACTTTAAAGCCTGAGTTGTACATACCAAGAGATTACGGCTATTCAATTTCTATAAAGCACATGAATAGTGCAATTTATGAAAGCATTATTGATCATGAGATTAAGATATGCCAGGATGAAATAGAAAAGTTAACTAAAGAATTTGAAAATGGGTAAAGATTGGACCATAGAAGAAATGCAGTACCTGGTTAATCACTACGCTGATAACTTTACTGAAGATGTAGCTAAGGCTTTAAATAGGACTGTTAGCGGAGTGTATGGTAAGGCTTATTCTCTTGACATTAAAAAGAGCAAGCTGCATCATGAGAAGGTAATGGCTAAGACTTCAATAAAGCTAAGAGAAAATTCTAAGATACACCGTTACGCTAAAGGTCATGAGCCTGCTAATAAAGGAAAGAAAGTCTCTGCATCTACTTACAATAAGTGCGCTCCAACTATGTTTAAGAAAGGTAACAAGCCTCACAATTATAGGCCTATAGGCAGCGAGCGTGTTACCAAAGATGGATACTTAGAGCGCAAGGTAGCAGAGCCTAAAACTTGGCGAGGAGTTCATATCTTAGTATGGGAAGAGGCTAATGGTCCCGTTCCGGCAAAGCATAAAATAGTATTTAAGGATAACAATCAGCTAAATTATGAGCTTAGTAATCTTGAATGCCTTTCTTATGCTGATGTAATGCGAAGGAATAGCATAGTTAGATACCCTGCAGATCTAAGATTTGCAATGAAAACACTTAAAAAACTAAAAAAACACATTAAAGATGGCACGCAACAAAATTGAAGATTTAAGAAATCACCTATTCGAAGTTATAGAAGCGCTTAAAGATGGGGATATTGAGATGGATAAAGCTAAAACTATAGCAGATGTAGCACAGGTAATTGTGAACAGTGCTAAAGTAGAGGTAGATTTTATGAAGGTGGTACATGGTAACGGTAGTGGATTTATTCCATTGGATAACCGAGGTAGTTATGAGACTGCTAAACAGCTAACTGTAGGAGGTGAGGATGAATGAAACAATAACTCGTGAATGGCTTTTAGACCATGGTTTTAAAAGTTCAGGTACAAGAATATATTTTATGAAGGATAAGGATTTAGGCTATGACTTGGGTATTGTTAAAATGGCCATTGTAAAAGTCAAATACGGATTTATTCTATTGGAAAATATTAAGTCAACAAATGAACTAAGTGAGTTACACTACGTATTAACAGGAGAAAGATTATGAAAAAAGTAAAATTTATTCATCCTATCACAGGAGAAGCTCATGAGGTTATGTGTGAGAAAGTAGAAGGCTATGAGCAACGAGCTGACTTCTACCATCACTGCACAGTAGATGAAAAAACTGTAGCTTTAATTCCCATGTCATGGGCAATGATGAGAATAGAATAGCAATTTCTTCCACTAACAAATAGGTGTTAGTAACTAACTTAAAGAGCTCAGCACTATGCTGGGCTTTTTTATTAACCTTTGAACATGAATCTATTTAAGAGAAAGAAGGAGCCAATAGATTTAAATGCCAAGCTATTGCCTGAGCTATGCAGCTGCACAATTATACAGTGGAACTATACCGATGACATTGGTTTAGAGGCTACTTATGCCGAGGATATTCCTTTTATGTTTGACGCGAGAAAGTGCGTAGGTATTCAGGCAGAGGTAGAGTTTAGAAAAGATGGCACATACTACGTAGGAGAGCGCACCTTAGCAATAATGCAGGGAGTAGATAATGCGATAGTCATAGACGTGCAGTATAACGAATTCAAGAAGCATTTTCAGGAGCTTAAATCTAATATAATTACAAATGATTACATCATATCGCGAGGGTAGAAATGTTATAGTAACTACTTGCAAAAGTGGGGATAAGTTTTTAATGATGAGTGATTTGCATTGGGATAACCCCCATTGTGATAGAAAGCTCCTTAAAGCTCACTTAGATAAGTGCTTAGAAGAAAATATCTACTTCGCTGTGAATGGAGATTTGTTTTGTGCTATGCAGGGCAAGTATGATCCGCGAAGAGGTAAGCAAGACATCCGCCCGGAACATAACGTAGCTAATTACTTAGATGCCTTAGTTAATACTGCTATAGATTGGTTTAAGCCATACGCACATTTACTTGTATTCGTTGGTTATGGTAATCATGAGACTGCAATAACAAAGAACTGTGAAACTGATTTAATTGAGCGCTTTGTAAGCGGCCTTAATCGTGAAGCTGGCTCTAATGTATTAGCAGGTGGCTATGGTGGATGGTGGATTCACAGAGTAATGAAAAGTAAAAATTCTGCATCAGTATTTAAAACAAAATACTACCATGGATCAGGTGGTGGTGGAGTAGTTACGAAGGGAGTAATTCAGAATAATAGAATGGGTGTTATGATAGATGGCGCTGACTGCATTTGGAGTGGCCACGTGCATGAACTTTACCATCATGCAGATATGGTGGAGGAGTTATCTTATGCTGCTCATGGTGGATATAGAATCAATATGAGATACGTGCATCACATCAGAACTGCAAGCTACAAAGAAGAGTATGATGAAGGTTACATGGGCTTTCACGTAGAGCGCATGAGGCCGCCTAAGCCATTAGGCGCTTACATGATGCAGTTAGATTTAAATAGAATTAGTAAACCTGTCGACACTACATTTGTAATTCCTACATTTGTACAATGGCGCGACAAATAGACTACAACTTTAAGCCTCTCACAAGGCAAAGCGAAGCTTTAAAATTCTTATCGGTAGATTCAGACGTTGAAACAATCCTCTACGGAGGAGCAGCAGGCGGTGGGAAAACTATGCTTGGCTGCATGTGGCAGATACTTCGAAGATTAAAATACCCAGGTACACGCTCACTCATAGGCCGAGCTAAGTTAGACACGCTTAAAAAGACTACCATGGCTACCTTTTTTCAAGTGGCTCATGAGATAGGTTTAAAGGCAGGTGAAGATTTTATCTATAATCAGCAATCTCACATCATTAAATTTAGCAATGGCTCAGAGATAATCTTAGCCGATTTGTTTCTGTATCCATCAGATCCCATGATGACGGATTTAGGCGGGCTCGAAGTTACAGATGTATTTATAGACGAGGCAACTGAGATAACTGAGAAAGCTTATTCTATAGTTAGCTCACGTATCCGGTACAAGCTTAACGAGTTTAATCTTAAGCCTAAGATTCTGCTCACATGTAACCCATCGAAGGGATGGATATACAATCAATTCTACTTACCCTATAAGAATCAGAATCTGCCTGCTCACAGAGCATTTGTGCAGGCGCTACCTGGAGACAATATACACTTACCCGATAGCTACGTTACAAGCCTTACTCGCTTACCCGAAGCAGATAGGAAGAGACTACTTGAGGGAGATTGGGAATTTGATAATAGCTCAGATAGATTATACATGTATGATGAATTAATCAGATGCTTCAGAGAGCCAATGAATGTAGGAGAGGGATATATCACAGCAGATATAGCGCGATTAGGTAAAGATAGAACTGTGCTTTGCGTATGGCGAGGCCTTAGCTGTATAGATATAGTTATACTTAGGCAGAAACGCCAAGATGAAGTTAAAGCAGAAATACAGCGTTTAATGAATCAATACCAAGTGAGGTTAAGCAACGTACTTGCAGATGCTGATGGGGTAGGCGGTGGCCTTGTTGACAGCTTACGATGTAGGGAGTTTATGAATGGTAGTAAAGCTGTTAGGGGTACGCAGTACATGAACTTAAAAGCAGACTGTTACTTTAGATTAGGAGAGCTGATAGATAAGAATGAGATAACGCTACCTATTAAATACCAAGAAGATATAGTTAAAGAGCTTGAGTTAGTTAGGCGAGTAGATCCCGACAAAGAAGGTAAGCTTCGTGTTACATCTAAAGATACCATTAGCCAGCGCACCGGTGGAATTAGTCCCGATATAGCAGATGCTATAATGATGCGAGCTTACTTTGAGCTGAACAGAAATTATACTAAGTACGCATTTATCTAAAACAAAATAGGCCTACACGTTTGTAAGCCTATCCTGCAATCAATAATCAATGTTAGCCTAAACCAAAAGGCTGAAATGGATGCTCAAATATACCATCTAAATGCTATGTGAATAAGTATGTTAACAAGATGTTCATAGCGCTTAAGTTAATTAGTTAATTTTGAATCATGAAGAACGAGGAAGCACTTATACAGGAAGCAGTTATTAACTATATTAACGCGCAGTATCCTCGGCTGCTTTACTGTGCTTCAGCTGGAGGTGTGAGAACATCCATGAAGCAAGCAGTTAAAATGAAGAAAACAGGGTACGTTAAAGGCTTTCCTGATATCTTTATTTACCATGCTAAAGGCACATTC